TACTGATGCTAATTTAAGTGGGTCTTTAGCTGCAGTGAAAGGAGCGAAGTCTAATTCTTCATCTGCCCTTAAGGTTTCTACAGCTGGCGTACAATCTACTGGCACATTGACTAAAGGGTCTAATTCATTTCCAGTAGCTACAATGGGTCAAAATGGAACTCAAGCGCTGGGTGCAGCAGGGTCTTTTGTTAGTATTACACTTGCAATAACAACTCTAAGTAGTAGTGCTATTGGCGATATTACTCATACAATGGCTGATGGAGAAGAAGGTCAAATAAAATATATAAAAATGATAACAGATAATGGTAATGATACTTATGTCCAGCCAACTAATTTTTATAATGGAACTAATATAAAATTTAATAATGTAGGTTTAGATTGTTGGCTTATTTTTACAAATGGTAATTGGATGGTAATTAATAATCATAAAAATGTAGTTATAGCATAGTGGTAAAATCAAGCGATATAGGAACTCCTGTTAATGGGATAAAGCCTGATAATAGAAGAAAAGGCAAATAATGGGTCTTATTAAAGATAGAATTGAATCTCTTATAGGTACCACTGGGCTTACTGGTGAGGATAATTTGTATCAATCTGCTATCAATGAGGTGATGGATTTACTTCCAAATGATTTGCTAATGAAATATGCTCCTTCTCCTATTCTTTTAAGCGATGCTCAAGGTACAACATGGAGTATGCCTGAAGGCTCTAAAATACTAGATGTGTCAAGGAGTGATTCAGGGGTAGAGAGAAGAGCAACTCAGGTAACATTACCAGATTATTCAAGGGCAAATGATTCAAATAGTATTTATTATCGAACTAACTTTTCTCCTATATATGCTTTAGATACCGCAACTGGAACTACTATTTTAAAGGTGGCTCCAACACCATCGGACAGTGATAATGCTCGTATATACTATATAAGCTACCTTACAGAAGGAGAGCAATTACTTAGTAGTGCTGGTCGATATGATGGTGATTTTGAAGTTGACGTGACTAGTAGTAATTGGCAAAATTCTCAAGCAGGTTGGACTTGGAGTTCGGATAATAAAAATTTAGAACACGCAGCAAGTAATACTACTGATATTACTTTTTCTCATTCTGGATATCCAAAGGCAATAACTAATGGAGCTTCTTATATTGTAAAATGGGATTTAACTCATACTAGTGGTGGAGGGGTTTCTTTTAAGGTAGGGAATGGAACAGCTAGCGCTATACAATCTGCTTCTGGCAGTGTTACTTTAGTTTCTGGGTCTACAGTTGCAAATGTCATTACTATTATTCCAGAAAGTGATTTTGTAGGCACTATAGACAATATAAGTGTGAAAAGAGTAGGTAGAACAGCAGATTTGAGTAATGATGAGGAAATATCGGATTTCCCTAAAACAGCCGAACATGCGGTTGTATTGAAATCTTCTATAAATATATTAATGGTTAAGCTATCTAATGCAGTTCAAGATGAAGAAGATGTGGAAGTTATGGGAATGATAAAATCTCAACTTGAAGAGCTTAGGGTGCTTTTTAGAGAAGAAATGAATAGGCTTGGGGGAGGAGCAGCGGAATAATGAGGCAAAAGGAGATGATAGAGCTTGTGCAACAACACCACCCTCATATGGGTGAGACTGAAATTAGAAAACTTATTAATAGGGCTATGGATGCTCTATCAGAATCAACTGATATTATCAAGACATCTTATACAGATACTACAGTTGCTAATCAAAGATATTATGGGTTGAATGAAAATATTTTAAAAATAACTGGTGTAACTCTAACAGATGATACTGGTGACTCTTTTTATATAGAGAGAGGTTCTGGATTTCCAGAGCAAGAAGATAAGGATTTAATATAATGGGTTTACTAAAAACATATGCCTGGTATATAAATAGAGGCAAGATAGCTATTATACAAAAGAGTACTAATAATAAATGGGAAAGTGTTACTACTAATGGAAAAACTATTAGAATTTTTTGTTCAAAGAAAGCTGACCCTTTAACATCATCAAATATGGATTCTATACCTGGCTCTACTGAGCATGGACAAATACCATCTCAGTTCCATGAAGGATTAGTATCTAAGGCAATTAGCATGGGTTATAAAGACCCTCGTAATATAAATATAGAATTAGCAGCTTTTTTTGAAAAAGAATATCAAGAAATCGAAAAAAGGGCAAAGAAATGGTCTAGGATGAACCACTCTAATGGCGGAACAATAATTCCCGTAGATTTTTAGGAGTATATATGGCATTTACAGAAGATAGTTATACAGAATCGATAGGAATAACAGGTGATTTGACTGTTGATAGTATAAAAATAAATGGTGCTACTATTGGCCATAAAAATGATTCAGATTTGCTAACTTTTGCTGTTGGTGAATTAACAGTAGATGGAACAATAACTTCTACTGGAAATTTAATAGGAGATGTTACAGGAAATGCAGATACTGTCTCTACTATAACTGGACTCGCTCCTGATACTGCTCCTACTGGAACTTTTCAATTACCAGCCACAGCAGCAGCGCAAACAAATATAACTTCTGTTGGAACTTTAACAGGATTAGATGTAACAGGACAAAGTAATTTTACAGTAACTGATAATGACGCATCTGGATTTACTATATTAAATTCTGCTGGTAGTGGTTATAAGCTTAATACATACGAAGCTCTTGGTCCCTTTTTTGAATTAATAGAGAATACTGCTATCAGTGGTCGATATCCTTATATGCTTACTAGAAAAACTGATAATACAGAATTAGCTACTCAGACCATATCAGTAGCTCAACATAAATATGAAAATGATTCTGGTACTGAAAGAACTCTTGTTCAAATTGAAGCCATATCAGTAGATGATACAAATAATTCTGAAAAAGGAGCTTGGCAAGTTGGTATTAGAAATGGAGCGTCTTCAGCTGGTGCTAATACTAGATTGCAAGTAGATGCTGATGGCATTACAGTTACAGGAAGGGTAAAAGCGAATACTTTTGAGGCACTAAGTCAAACGCCTTGGCAAGTTACAAATCATACTACAGATAGGGCTTTTAATGCAAATTCAACAACCACTGAAGAGCTAGCAGATGTTTTAGGAACATTAATAAATGACTTAATAACTTTAGGCTTAATAAAAGCCTTATAATCAAAAAAGGAGAATGATAAGCAATGGCAAAAGAAAAAACACAGCAAACCAAAAGTGGTATTGCTGAAAAATTAGAAAATCTAAAAGCACAGTTATCTCAAATAGAAACAACTTATGCTAAGGTTCAAGGAGCTATAGAGTTCTGTCAGGCTTTATTAGAAGAAGAAATACAAGAAAGCCTAAAAGAAAATAAAAAAGGTAAATAATTATGCAATTATCTAAGAACTTTAAATCTAGTGAATTTCAGTGTTCTCACTGTAAAAAATGCAATATGGACGAGGAATTTATATCTAAATTACAAGAACTTAGAACCTTATGTAATTTCCCTTTCAAAATAAATTCAGGATGGAGGTGTGATGAGCACAATAAAAAAGTATCAAAAAACTCAAGAGGAGACCATGTTCTCGGGACTGCATGTGATGTGCACTGTACCGATAGATATAAGCGGTTTTCGCTTTTGCAGCACGCATCAGGAATGGGATACTTCAAAGACATCGCTATTAGTAAGACCTTCATACATCTTGGAAAAGGTAATGTTAAAAATGGAGTAGGAGTGTATGGGTAAGGTCACTAATGAAGATTTGAAGACTATGATAATGAGCCATAATTCTGAAACGGAATCTTATAGGGATTGGACAAAAGACCAATTAGGATTCTTAAGAGAAGATGTATCTAAAATAAACGGTAGAGTTCGTAAAGCAGAAAATGCAATAAGCTGGTTCAAAGGTTTTGGAGCAGTTATAATAGCATTTGTAGGATGGTTATTTCAAAGGTAAAGGAAAATATCTCAGTAATGTACTGGAGAGAACCTCCCGCCAAAAAAGGCGATAAGATGGTTGAAGATTTGGGGATTACTTGTAAAGAGGTCTTCAAGAAACATCCAGATGGATGCGCTTATTGTGGAGGGACAGACATAATAGGGCTAGAAGTATATGGCTCTGGGATTGATTCACCTTTATTTTGGTCATGTGAGGAATGTGAAGGATTATTACTTAAATATACCATTGATACGACAGAAAAACGTCTTCTTAAAGCGACAGAAGTATTTACAGTACCTAGTGATTGGGAGGTTGAAGAATCAAACCTTAATTAGGAGATGTACATGTTTAAACGCAAGAAAAAGACTGTAGTAAAGAGGGCTATAGTAACGCCTGATAAGCACTTTCCGCTTCATCATCAGCCCTCTATAAATGTTCTTTGTAAAGCTATTGAGAGGATTAAGCCTGATATTTATATAGATTTAGGCGATGTCGGAGAATGGAGTGAATTTAGTGCTTGGAAATATAAACGAAAGAAAAAACCTCCTTTAGAGCATATTATACCACTCTTAGAAACTGATGTTAAAGATGTAAATAAGGGTATGGACCAAATAGATAAGTCCTTAGATAAAGCAAAATGTACTGATAGGCACATTACTGAGGGTAATCATGATAATTGGTTAAATATGTTTGTTGATGAATATCCTTACTTGAGTCAATATAAGTTTAAAGAAGCTGTAAATCTTAAAGATAGAGGATATACCTATCATCCTATGGGAAAGAAGCTTAAAATAGGTAAATTATACTTCTATCACGGACATCAATTTGGAGGGCAATATCATACCTCTAATCATCTAAGAAAGATTGGAGCTAATATTATGTATGGACATTGGCATGATTTACAACAAATGAGTGTTACTCATGTAGATGGCCCAAAGTCAGCCTGGTCAATTGGTTGTTTAAAAGATATGTCTGACGGGGCTAATCAATGGCTTCAAAATAGAGCTACTAATTGGGCTCATGCTTTTGCGATAGTAGATTTTTATCATGGAGGTCAATTTACTGTGCATATAGTTCAGATTATAAATGGAAAGACTAGCTTATGGGGAGAACTTATAGATGGGAATGTCTAAAGAAGAAATAGCTCAAAAAAAGAAGGAAAGAATGGCAGCTAAACGCCTTATGATTGATAAACTTAGGTTTTGGGTAGGCGTATTTAGTGTACCTACTATCCTTATAATGGCTTGTATGCTTATAGCAGCAGCTTATTTCCTTGGCGAATCTCAGTTGGCTGTTGTAACAGGCCTTATTTCGACCATAACGATAGGTTTAATCAATGTTCTTAATGGAATGGTAGTACCACCAGCACCAGAAGACCCATTGGCAGTAGTGGCTAAAGATTTGGTGCATCATTTGCAAGACCAGTCTGCTAAAGATATGGAAGTATCTATGGATAGAAATACAATAAAAATTGGTGGTAATGGAGTGAAAATGGAATCTAAAACTCCTAAACATCCAGTCTGGGGGGACGATAAGCCTCTTAAGAAAGGTAAGAAATAATGCTATTTGAAAGCTGGATATTAATTGTTACGGTATCTATGACTCTTGGAGAGGGTATTAATTGTATGTATCCTAGATTAGAAGATACATATGACAGCGAAGGAATGGTATGTAAGTGGGAAGAGCGTGACTTTTATTATGACAAAGCAGAAGATGAATTTGTTTTATTTCCTGTAGATAGTACTGATAATTGTTTTGAAGCGAAGGCGAGGAAGAGATATTGGAGTAAAAGATAAATGGATTTGGGGCATTTGCTTTCTTCTATATTTAAAAGCATATTTATATGTATACCTATATTTATATGTTATATAGCTATTAAGATAAAGTGGAGAGAATGGAGAAAATAAGAATGTATTATACGAAGATTTAATTATTATTATATTTGCTATAGTGTTACATTATGCTATAGATTTAGGGCCAAATATGTCAAATTACGAATGCCCTGAATATTGTGGAGTAAATCATGAACATATAAAACAGGAGAAGCAGAATGATTGGAACAATGGTTATAACAATGTTGAAGGACAAAAAAGAGAGTATTTGCACGGAATTGAACGGAATGATAAATATTCCTCTAGTGAGTGAAAAGAAAGAACAAGCTTGCATAGAGTCTGTATTTGATGCTTTTATGGAAGTACTAGAAAAGGTATTGACAAAAGAAAAATAATGCCTAAAAAGCTACATGAACTAAAAGGATTTAATGTTGGAATAGTAACATCTCCAGACCAAACTGATTTAGCCGAAGATGCTACTCCGTATTCACTAGATGTATCTGCTGATAATGGCGATGGTATGATTGTTGGCAGATATTCAGATGAAGTATTTACAGAGAATGGATTTGGCTCAGCTTCAAATAGCAATGCTCAGATTGTTGAAATTACTTGTGTAGAGATGGTATCTTCCAATTTGAATAATAAGTATTTTAAAATATCTACTCCAAATGATACTTACGTTTTTTGGTTTGATATACAACACCTAGGTACATCTCCTCCTACGACTCAAAATGAAATTCCTATAAGAATAGGCATAAATGCGACTGATGCTGCTGCAAGTATAGTTGGATTAGCAGTTAGTAGTGTTGTACAGTCTACTGGAAGGTCTGGAGTTATTTTTGAAGCTACTCATAATAGCGGAGTAGTAACTGTAACAAATCAAGCTAAAGGAATAGTTGTAGCGGGAGTTGATGTTGGAGATAGTGGATTTACTATTGAAGTAACAACAGCTGGTAAGAATCACAATATTATGAGTAAGTCTATGAGCTTTATTTCCAAGGATACTCAGCAAGACCTTTTATATGTTGATGGGCATACAAATAGATTGAATAGAATATCAGATTTTTATAATGATAAGACTAAAGTCTTGGGACCCGACATCTTTACTGATAAAGTTGACATTACAAAAAAGGGTCGACATGCGATTATTGGAAGAGGGAAGAATGCTAGTCCTTTATTTTCTGGATACTTAGATAATACATCATTTGGAGAATCTAATGATACTTATTTTACGGGTAATAATGAATTAAAACCAGCTGATAAAATACAACCTTTAGCTAAATTTACAAAAATAATAAAATTATCAAATGATGATGATGCTCTTTATGCATGCGCAAAAGGGCAGCCATATATTTGGAGAATAGATTATAATACTGGAACCCCTGCAAACCTTAGTAGTAGTTATATTTGTTCAAGATTGCCATTTAATGTCGATATTATATGCGAATGCGTATCTGTTGGTGGTTCAGATTCTTATATATGGGCATATAGTGGTCCAGGAGAAGTCGATTCGGATGATTATAATTCATTTGAAGCTGCTGATTACCATGAAGAAACAACAAGTCCTGGTAAATTATATAAATTAAAAGTAAATGACGATTCTAATCCTATAGATTGGACCCTAGCTCCTTCTTTAAGCATAACAAAAACAGTAGATAATTTTACATTTGAAATAAACAAAGAGATGAATTGGACTCATGATTTATTTGACAAAGACTGGCAAGGGTTTGCAAGATTTGGAGATATATTAGAAACTGGTAATGATTCCAAGTCTATTTTATGGTTTTTAATTGTACCCTCTTCTCCAGAAGAGGATTCAAGGAAACATTGGTTTAGAACAACGCCTGCCTCTGAGGCATTAGCTGACGATTCAGACAATGATTCGAGGCCTAGTTCATTAGCTCATTATGTAGGAAACTACAGAACTCATAGATGGTTATATGCAGCAAAAAATATTCAAGATATAAATGAAGATGGAGGAAGTACTACTATAAATTTATTAGATAAAACTCCTCAGCATATGGGGACTCTTAGCCTTGATGATGATAGTGGTTATTATGATTTGACAAATGTTTATGATTATAGTTCAAATCTTTATTCATGGAGAATTAAAAAGGATGAGTATATTTGGGAAACACAATCATTATTAAGAGTTTCTAGGTATGACGAAAGTGCAGAAAGTGATGAAAGTGTTGAATTTAATTCTACAAATCTAACTGCAGGTGGAAGCACTCAGACTGATGGTGTTGGTGTTTATACTATTGCGAAGAATATAGGAATGTTTACTTCATCTGTTTTTGGGAATTATACAGGTGATAATTGCGGAACAAAATGGAGGACTGGAACAAGCGCTGTTAATAATTCATGGTCAGGTGCTGGCCCATTAGCGAAGAATAGTGTCATTAATATATGCCCTTTAGAGTATTCTTTGGTAGATTTAACAGATGAATATGGAATTGACTGTGATACAGATTCAGATGGAAATGCTGTTGTTGGATGTATGGCTAAAATCGGAAGCCAAACAAATCCTTTTATAAATGGCTCAGATGGTGTATGGATGATAAATAAAGTAGATATAGCAACAGATGATGATGGAGGTAGCTTTGTCGGATTGATATGCGATACAGTTGATAGTAATGGTTATACTTATACAGGTGGCAATCCTAGTAATGAATACAGGGTTAATCTTGAAAATAAAGTTGTAATGTATATTTCTAGTTTTAAAGGAAACAATGGAGCTTTAAGTTATTACGATACAGAAGATTGGACTACAGGAAAGAGTCTCGGTGCTGACACTGATTATGATACAGAGGTTAGTCATGACTTCTCAGGTTTCAAATCTAGTTCGCCTGATAATATCGTAAGGCAATTAAGGTGGTTTGATGATACTACGTCATCAATGAAGGCAATGGATTTTAATGGTGCTCAGATGCCAAAGCAAATTGGATTACAAGGTTTAAGTGCTAATACCACTATTAATACTGGCAGGTCTGCATTATTCTATTCATTTAACAACCCTATAAGTCATGATGATGGAGGAGGTGTTGTTGATTTCCTTAATTCATTATTCGCAATTGATATTAGGCAAGTTAATGGAGCATTAAATAGCGACCCAGATTTAAACTTATTAAATCCAATGGGTTACTTTAATGATACGTTATTTCAAATAAATTTTGATGGCGATGGAAAATCTTATGGCCATACAAATGTAGATAACCAACACCCTAGAATGCAAGATTCTATAATGGTAATAGAAGATTACAATGCATCAGGAGTTGACAATCAATCTACAGATGTGGTTATGAGTACAGTTCCAACAGCTAGAATAGCTATGTTTGACAGAGATAGCTCTATGGGTCTTATAAATATAGATATAAGAACCGAAATAAGCACAATAAATAATACATCTCCTATAGATGGAGAGACAAATGCTGGTAGTGATGAAAATTTCACTTTAAATCACTTTGGAAGAGCTTTAACTCCATTGAAATATAAATTTGGCACAAATGATTCCTTTCTATCATTAATAACTCCTAGTGACCCAGGCACGGGGACTGTATTTAAATGCGCACAAGACTATTATTATAAAATATCATTTTTATATGATGGATTCCAAGAAAGCCCTTTAACTTTAGGTCATTGGAAATTTAATGCAAGCAAAGACTATCCTGATACTCACAATGCGACAGATGGAACTCATGATTATAGTTATATATCTTTAAAATTAAAAGTTTCAAATATAAGTTCAAGAATTACGCATTTAAATCTATATAGAACAGATAGCACTGCAAAATTATATCGATTAGTAAAGTCTGTAAAAATGGATAGCACATGGACTAGTCTTTTAGTATCAGGAACTAATGTATATACAAAGGTCTGTATTGATGAGGGAGTTAGTGGGGCTACATATGAATCTATAAATAATATGAGCGAAATATTGAGAAATACAACAGTCAATTATACTATTTCTACTGTTTTAGATGGAAGTTTATATGTTGGTAATTGTGGGCATAGAAATATAACAGATGCATCATCATATATATTTAAATCAAATCCTGGTAATTTTAGTCAATTTGATTGGACTATTAATTATTTAAAACTACCTACAATTCCAGTTGCTATGAAGGCTTTTAGGGGAAGGATATATGCTTGGGACGAAAGCAATATGTATGTAATTAATTCTAATTTAATATTAGAAGATATATATGAAGGTATAGGCTGTCTTAGTCAGGATTCTGTATTCGCTGCCGATGTAGGCATGTGTTTTGCTGATAAATATAATATATACTTACAAACAACTGAATATCCAACTATTATATCATCTCCAATATCTGTAGATAGAGAATTTCAAATAGGATATAAAGATTTGTTAGATGAAAATACTTTTAAGCCTATTGTTTCTTATAGTGCTAAATTAAATTCTTTTGTAATCTCAACAAATGCAAGTAGAGCATATATATACAATGTAATTAAAAATAGATGGGATTTATGGAGTACCAATCAAGAATTTCTATCGTCTGTGATATCTCCTAGAAATGAAGTGTTTTACTCTCATAAATCTGCTACAGTAGGTGATAGACTTATGAGTTTATCTACTTCTTCTAATAGGAGTTATTTCAGTTGGTTTAGCAAGAAGCTAACAATAGGAAGAGATACTCAAGATAAGTTCTTTAAAAAAGTAAGATTAACAGGTGACTCTTTAGTAGAGGGGACATTACCTGTAATTCAAGGCTCAAAAGGAGAAGTATCTAAAACATTTTCGGATGATACTGATAATGTTGTTTACAATCTTAGTGGTTCAAATAGAAAGGCTAAATGGCTTCAATTGCAATTTACAAATGTAACTGGGATTGTCCATTCTATAGGAATACTATATAGAGATAGGTCTGCAAGATAATGACTTTAATCAATAAAAGAGCCCCAAGAACAGGTGATTTAAATAGAACAATACAAACTATTTATGACGATATAAACGATGTAATCAATTCGGTTAATCAAGGAGAAAGCCAGTCAATAGAGGGCAAGGGTAAAGAAGGTGATATAAGAGTAATTCAAGATTCTAGCTCTAAATACTCAACAACAAAGCATAAATTAGAATTTAGAACAAGCGAAGGTTGGGATAAGGCAGTTACTATGCCACGTAATCCTGATAATTATGCTATGATGGCCTATAATAAAGATAGTGAGACATTTGAATGGGTAAATACCGACAATGCCCTGGCTATATCATTTGGTAGTCCAGGAGTAGCTACTATAGCAGCTGCTGCATCGGGGAGTTCAAGCGTTATAATAGATGCAACACCTAGTGAAAATGGCAGTGGAAAAGGTGTCTTAGTTGTAGGAACAACAAGCGGAGAACCTACAAATAGGCTTAGAACTAAAAATGTAATAGGAGACGTTGATTTTAGTACATCAGATAGTAATGTTGCTGTAACAGTAGAACAAGCTTCTAATGGGCTAATATTGCCTTCAAACGATGCGCCAGGAGTTACAACTAATAAGCTTTATAATGAAAATGGAACTTTAAAGTTTAATGGAGCAGCTATTGGCGGAGCTGGTGGAGGAGATGCTTTTAAGCATATAGCAATAGCAGGAGAGGCAACAGTAACAGCTCAAGAAACGTCAGATACATTAACATTTTCAGCTGGTAGTGGAATGTCATTCGCAACTAGTAATGAAACTATTACCTTTCATTCTACAGATACGATTCCTGATGTCCAAGATGTGAACAATAGTACCGATTATTCCAATATAAGTCAATTTAATTTTGAAAATGCAACAATAACAAACCCAGGTGGCGGAGCTACATTACAAATAAATACTAGGGTTAATTTTGGTACAGATACAGTTAGTACATATTGGGATTCTACTAATGATGAATTGATGCCTAATATAGGTGATATTTATGTTCAAGATACAGGTGATGGTAGTTCTAGTTATCCAAAAATTCACATTAGAACAGCGGCTGAAAGAGCTTTTTATGTAAAAACTAATAATTACTCTACATCTTCGGCTCCAACTCCAGACCCAGACCCTAGGTGTACTCATGTTTATTTTACTGAAACACTAGGCGGTGCATCTTATGACCCTGGTCAAATACCAATAGGGATATCAGATACTCTTTTTGCTAAAGTTCAATATGCAGAAGTAATAGGGACTATCGATAGCGGGACTCCTAAAGTTAGATTTAGGACATATAATACTAATGCAAATACAAATGCTACTGTAGAGATTGATTTAAGTTCAGCTTCAAATCATTTGCATTCTAATGCTTCTAGTATTGTGGGAGCATCTGCAAATACTAATCCTAGTTTGAGAGATGGATATACTAGGCTTGACGATATTATGGATGAGTGCTTTGAAAGTATAAATGGGCAATCTTGGAGTGTAGATGCTGATGCTGGTTATAAAAAGATTTATTTTAGGAATTACAGAATTTGTGGAGCCTCAAGCCAACCTCCATCTGATGTTATAATAAGTAATGATAGTTATAATAATGAAACATTAAATACAAGCAATGTTTATAATCAATGGACTCGAAAAAGCATCACTTGTCCGACTCTAGGATATATATGGTTTGGAATACCGATTGGAGTAACAGGGACGCATCCAACTCCCGATATAACAGAGATACGGTCTGATAATGGAAATAGCCCAGGTGATAATGTTGTTAGTAATTTCAATGTAACTGTCTTGAATTATACAAATCCACATGGTGCTATAGAGCAATATAAAATTTGGTATTCTAATCCACAAGCTACTCATACAACAAATTGGTGGACCTCATAATGACTGCTCTGATAAATAAATCAGTAATTACAGTTCCTGATGCAGGACTTTCAAAGTTTTCTATTGAAGATGCAAATCAATCTGTTTTAATAAAAGCTGATAAATTCAGACATAAAATTGATAATTCTGATACTTTTCAATATTGGATTTTTCAAGTTAGAGATGTAGAGGGCAATTATTATGAATGGAAAGACCATTCCTTATCCTCTATTGCAAATAAATCGCAAATTAGAAGCGCTATAATGACTCATTTGCAAGAAAATGTAGATAAATTGCCTTATTCACAATTAAATGAAATATCAGAAGATTATAATAATAGCGCTGTTTCAGGTGGTGCAATTGAAGGAGTCGGAAATACAATGGTAGATAATGCTACATTATAATGAAAGGAGTGTAATATGCCTGCATATCCAGGACTTTTAGAACCATTAGGTGGAGGTGGAGACACTGGATGGCAACTTGTTAAGGGAAGAGATATTAGCATTCCTTCTTCACATGCAATATCTTCATTTGAATCTAATAGTGGCGGAGTAAAAACAAAAGTAAATCTTAACGACCATAGATTCGAAGCAGGAGATATAGTTAATATGGTTGAATTTTCAGGGAATAATGATTATTATACTGGGAATCAAACTGTAGATAGCGTTTCTAGCAATTACTTTGTTATAAATACATCATATCAATCAACTAATGCAGCAGGGTATAGAGCAGCTCCCCCTCCCGCTTCTTCACTTTCAGATGGAGATGCTTTTTTGGTTGATATAGGTGCAACGGGAGACCAGAGTAATACTAAGCATATTTTAGCCCAGACTTTAGCTGCGTATACTCAACAAAAAAATTATCCTGATGATGTAAGTCTTTCATTTGGAACAAATAATGATTTTTCTTTTAAGTTTGAAAATAGCAATAATGTTTTTAAATTATACAACGGTTCTGATGAGGTTTTTAGTATCTCAGCTAGTGATGGAGTCCTAACCTTACCAGCTTTGGCATCAGAACCATCAGCAAAATTGGGTGGTTTATATTTTGATGGAACAGATTTTTATTTAGGAATTAATATTTAATAAAAGGAGATAAATATGGCAGCAGGATGGAGAAAGATAATCCATAGTGAAAACACGATATCTGATTTGGCAACGCCAACAGGTGCTTTTTCTATGGGGAATCAAAAAATAACAGATTTAGGAACGCCAGTAGCAACTACTGATGCGGCTACTAAGCAATTCGTAACTGATAATTCAGGTGGTAGTGCTAGAGATGTTTCAGCATTGACTGATGATGGAGTTATAACTTTTAAAAATGCCGATTCTACATTCACGAATGAAGGAACTAATTTAAGCTATGCTACAGGTACTGGATTGAGTATAGCTTCAGGTGGTTTAACTGTAGGGACGGATGGTTCTGGATTAGATGTGACATTTTATAGTGCCACAGCTGGTGATTCTATGGTATGGGATTCAAGTGATGAAAAGCTTACAATTACTGGTACAGCAACTCAAACTGCACTTGATATTGCTGATGGTAATGTTGTTATCGCTGATGATTTAGATGTAGCTGGTACTACAAATGTTGATATTCTTGATGTTGATTCTTCTATACAATTTGATGGTACAACTATGGTTTGTAATGCAACTTCACAAATGAGTTTTTCTAATTCAGGTGGAGCTATCCTTATTAATACGACCAATGATAATGGTGTTACTTTAGGTAATGCATCATCAACAACATCTGTAGGTGGTGATTTGACTGTAACAGGTGATTTAACTGTAAATGGTGACACTACTACAATAAGTACTACTGAATTAGAAGTAGAAGATAAAGAGATTATTCTAGGAAAAGGTAGTTCAAATAATGCTGGTGCGAATCTAACAGGTATTACAGTAGATAATGGAGCAGCTACTACCAAGAAATCAGGTATTTTTTGGATGAATGATACTGCTGTATCTCCATTTGAATGGGTTATGTATAGTAGAAATGATGTGACTCCTATTGGGATAGCTGGTATCCAAGTTCAAGCTGCAGGAGGCGCTATAACTGGTCTTGATACTGTAGCTGGTGGGTTTGCTTATAATTCTAATGATGGAGATATGTACTTCTATTCAGGAGTGTAATATAAGGGGAAATAAATGGCTTTGATTACAAAGGGCTCACCTAAAATGGGCCCTAATAATCCTAAGAATCCCCAAAAAAGGGTTGAATATGATAAAATAGGACTAAATATAAGGGATACAGATTTCATTATAAGGTATTTGTCTCAAACTCATATTTTAGGTTCGGATATAGCTCAGGCTAATTCCACCTTAATAAAGTTAAGAGCGATGCATGAAAGGCTATCTAATTCGACTGAAGAGGTAGAGTAATGCCAGGTTGGAAAAAACTCCTTACCGAAGGAGACTTTGATTTAGACTCTCTAGATGATGTAAAGAGAGGGACTACTATACCTGATGAAGATAATTATACAACTTTAATGCCTCAAATTGGGGATATATATATAGTAACGACTGATGGTGATTCTCAATATCCTTCTATTTATCAAAGAGTAGATACAGGTAGGGTTCATATGCTATCTCATTCTGACCTTGTATGGCAACAAGTTGTAAATTACAATCCTATTGGCGAACCTGCGATTCACTTTGATGGGTATTATATTGGTGCAAATAGAATAGACCATAATCAGATGCGATTAATTGGAGATGGAGGTCTCACTGGCGTAAGGGCGAAATTTATCTATACAGGTATGGATACTGGTGGTATTGATGTTGGAACTCCATATGGTCAATTTAGAGAGTATTATTATACAGACAATATACCACAAAATAAGCTCCAACATGGTTTGGATTGGATATTAGGTCCAAACATAAATCAAAACACTGAAACTTCAACAGAAGATACTGACCCTGAAAATATAAGTACAAGTGGCAATAATACTAATGATTACAATGGAAGAGATGCTGAATTTAGCTATAAAATAGTTTCAGACAAAATATCTGGCTCTCATAATGGTAATTCTGTTTTTAATATTGAAGCAGGTGAGGAAAATGAAGCTGGGCAAGTAAGTGGTACTGGGCTTTATTGTACAGAAGATAATGGCCAAGGAACTCAAGTTCAAATAACACACAATCAAATGGGATGGTATGGAAGCCTTCCAGCTATTAAATGGCGTAATAATGCGTATTATGGCTATTTAGCGTATAATGATAATGGACAATCATTTCCAACGAATGATGATGACATTCAATGGGCTATAACTAATACCTGTCAAGCTAATAGGCAAAATACTACTGAGATGGCTTATTATAAAACATTTAGAGATATTATGGGTAAACCTTACCCTTGGATGGAAGATACTCCTCTAGAAATTGATATGCCTGGTGTTTCATACCCTTTATTTGCATATCCTAAAGCGAGTTGGGATAATTCAAATAAAGAAATAAACCTTATTACAGCAGAAGGTATGCCTGGTAATATGGCGTCTGATTTTACCATTAGAACTGTAAATATTGAAAATGAACATGGCTTTGCAGAAGATTACTATGTAATGTATAGTAACGAAATGTATTATAATGCAATAGTACTCTCATTTACTGAAATAAATTGGGTTGATAATGTCTAGATATATAGTAACAGCTCCTGATTCAATATCTTTAAAAAAATTTACTTCTGGAGAAGCCAATAGATGTAGGGTATTAAAATTTGAAAGAACAAATGACAATGATATATCTGAATTTGCATATTGGAAAGTAGAAGTCCAAGATGAATTGGGAGTTATTTATAAATGGAATGATTTCGATACAGCACCTAGTGATAATGTAGCTACTATAAGAGCTAATATAATAGCTCATTTAACGACTAATGTAGACAGGCAATTATTTCCAGTGAATACAAGCGCTGCTGCGGGAGGAACTTCTGCATCTGCAGCTGTTGGAAAGTATCTTGATGGGACAACACCTCTTTAATAAGGAGCAAAAATGCCAAGTATAGGCGGGAAGTTAACACAAGCAGGCGGTGGAGCCTTTAAATTAGCCGATGCTAGAGATGTAAATATAATTGAAGCAGAAACAGTTTCGAGTGTACCTGCGGAATCTTTATTTGTAGTTGAAATACCTCAATCAGTAACTTTTTCAGACTATGGAAATACTGTAACTGGCGCTATAAAAGCAAACAAAACTGACCACGGGATATTATATAGTAATCTAAATGTTTACATAAAATCAGGACAATCTCAATACAATGGATACCATAATGTAATTGTTATAGATGATGACAATTTTTACTTTCTAGATACTTTTCATGGAACTGATACTACAGGTTTCTTTTGGGGCTCTCAAGCATCTACTAAGACTGTAGAGCAATCAACTTTAAATACGCTTTTCTCAGGCTCATCAACAGTTTCTGACTTAACAGATACAACTATTACAGGCATTGCTGATGATGATATTTTAGCATACGATTCAAGTTCAAGTAAATGGATTAATCAAAGCGCTTCTGAGGCAGGATTAGCAACTAATTCGACCTTTGGAAATAGTGCTGATGGATTAGTACCCAATCCTGGTGAATCAGGAACTACAAAGTTCTTACGACAGGATGGTAGTTGGATTGTCCCTAATGAAAATATGGGTTCAGGCAATTCATATGCTGCTGGATTAGTCCTTGCAGGGTCAGGTACTCATTCTAATCAATTTTTAAGAAAGGATGGAACCTGGCAAACAGTCTCTGCTGGTTCAAGCATTGATGAAAGTAATCCTATATTAGATTCTTTTGGAGATGAATTATTATCATTTCATACTGTTGGAGATGCAGTTTCTCCAGTAAACTATATTCAAATTTCAAATTCAGCAACAGGTTCTGGTCCAAGTGTCCTTGCAAAAGGTGGTGATACTAATATTGGCTTAAGTATTGCCTCAAAAGGAACAGGTTTAATAGAATTTGTTGAAAATGGAAAATTTGTTACTTTGGATATGAGTGCAGCTACAGCTACTAAAAAAGCGACATTGTCTTTTGAAAACACTTTAGATAGAACTTATACCTTTCCAGATACAGCAGGAACTATTACTTTAGACGAAACATTAGAAATTGGAAATGATAGCGCTCCTCAATTAGGAGGAGATTTAAAAACTAATCCTGGTGGAGGAAGTTATTCTATAGGAGATATAACAGGAACCGATGCAGTACAATTTAAATGCAATACAGATAGAGAACTCTGGTTAGACTTTGATGGGACTACATCAGGCAAAAGGTTGACTTTAATATCTAATGTTACAGACAATAGGAGTATAACATTCCCTGATGCTACAGGAGAGGTAGTGTTAGATTCTAATTTAAGTATACAGGATGATAGTTCTCCTACTTTAGGTGGCAATTTACAGCTCAATGCAAAAGTAATTGTTCAATCTTCAACTAATCCTATTATACTTAGAACTAATGGAAATCGTGATATAACATTCGATTTTGACGGAGCTACTAGTGATAAAACTTTAACTCTAGTATCTAACCATACAGATAACAGGACAGTGACTTTTCCTGATTACACAGGGACTTTAGCTCATACTGACCAAATTCTAATAAAAAGCACAGCAGAATTAGAAACTGAATTAGCTAATATTGATTCAGATATTACTATAGGTAATGCTACAGGTCTAGAGGTCAAAATAGCAGGAGATACTCTAGAAGTTGGCTCTGCTGGAGTGCATGGTATAATACAATCTCCTCCAAGGTCTGGCCCTAATGAGCCTGGATATAGATTGCAACTTTACGGTGGTGCTGGTACAGGCACAGGCGCAGGCGGTGGTATTATTTTTAATGTTACCCCAGCTGGGAGTTCTTCAAGTGATGCAAATAATTATACTAGACTTATGGGTATGAATGGCAATATGAATATAGGTATAAATGCCACTTCAAAATTATGTTTTGATGGAGCATTGGGAACTGGTGATATTTATATTCAAAATGACCAACAAAATCGCTTATTAATGGCTGTTGATGGGGCAACTATGATGTCATTAGATTCGGACACTTCTTATGTTACTATAGAGGATTCTTTGAATTTAAAAGGTGCAAATGGACTTGTATTTGGGAGTGATGCAAATAATGATAGGATTTATACAGATAGTGATGGGATATTGGTATGTAGAGATGATAGTGATACGTTCTCATTTAAAGATGATAAATTAGAGAGTCAAGTCCCCTTATTTATAATGCAATCAAATGGCCCTGTTACTTCGGTAACTAATTATGGCCAATTATGGGTAAAGAACAATGTAACACCTGATTTATATTATACTAATGAGAGTGGTCAGGATATTCAAATTACAAGTGGAAATTCATTGTCAGGAGGAGGTGCTAGTTCTGAGTTTCATGAAATTAGAGTTTGTAACTTTTATTCAACTGCTACTGGGAACTTTATTCCATTGCCTGGGTATGTAATAGAGAGAACTTCTACAACTAATTACAATGAATATGTAGCTATGGTAGCTCCATATGATGGAGAAATAATAAAAGCTACATTTCGTTCTGAAGTTGCATTGGATGGAGAGATAGAATGGAAATTATATAAATCATCAGACGGAACAGAGGTTCCAGGCGTAGTATATATGACCAAAGGAACTACAGTAGATATAGCTGATGATATAACGCATCATGAGGATTTTACATCAGGAGTTACTGGTTCTAATTCTATAACTAAAGGCGAGATAATAGCTTTAAAAGTAACTACTCCAGTTTGGCCAGGAGATACTAATACTTCAATAGTATTTAAATGGGACTCATCAACATAAGGATATATAAAAATGATAGTAGAGAGTAAATGTATGGTATGTTCTGAAGTGGTATATGTTCATAATTGCCATTATCAGTGTAAAAACTGCGGCTTTGCAGCAAATTGAGATGAAGGTTCTGATAATCAGTTAGATTATTCTAAAAATACTATTGCAAATGATTCAAAAGTTTAGTTACATTACGAGGAAGTTTAGAGGAACTATATGGGAAATTTTTTATCAAGGTGGGCAAATAAGAATCTTTTAGCGACACAAGACCCGTCAGCAGTTCAAAATAAAATATTAAGTAATCCTTATCTTGAGAAATGGGAAAAGATGGAGGAGGAGTACAAGGATTTTAACTCGCCTTATTATCAAAAAGGCAAGAGTTATTTTTCTGATATATATAATCGACAAGCTCAAGATAGTTTAGCTACTTCAATGAATATGAATAACAGAGCTATAGCTCAATCAGGAGGTGGGCAAGGTATTGGTTTTGCTCAGAATGATGCCTCTAGAAATAGAGCTACAAATCAAGCATTTCAACAGACCAATAAATCTCTTATGGATATGTGGATGCAAGGACAAAAATTATCAGCTGGATATGGTGATAGAGCTGCTGGATTACATAATCAGGCAAATGAAGCCTATTTAAATACACAATCTCAAAATAATGCTGCTAAAGCTCAATTTAATCAATCTGTATTAGGATTGGGAGCTAATATGTTAATGCCTGGTATGACAGGAATGTTAGGATTCACAGGCTCTTCAGGATTTGGTGAATTTACAAAAGATAATCCTATGGGTATGTGGGATGCATTTAAATATGGCTATAGGCCTCAACCTAAAAAGGGAGCTTAAATGGCTATAACTGGTGATACATTATTTGGTTATTTAAATCAAGCTGCAAATAGAATCCCTGAATTGCAAGATAGATTTCAATCTAATATGAAGCAAGATATAGGCGAAGAGTTGAGAAATATATCATCTAATATGTCCTTTGACGACCCTGTTTTTAATCGAGAAGCAGCGCCAAGTAAAAGAGATATGTTTTTAGCACAATCTCCTGATGAAATATTATCTCATTATAACTTCTCAGGCGATGAGGTGTCTAATATAAAATCATTGGCAGCTAAAAATCAATTGGGAGTTCCTGAATACTTAGACCAATATGGCTATAATCACGGAATATTTAAAAATCAGGACGAGTATGATAAATGGTGGCATAAAGACCAAGCAAGTCAACAAACAGGTGGTTTTAATCCTGATGCTATGTTCGGTCAATATGACCCTTCAAATCCTTATACATCGAATGCTCAAATGAAAGCTGGTGGCATTAGTGATATGCAAGGATATGTTCAAGATAAATATGATTACGAAAATAAATTAAAAGATTATAATCAATCTCTTTCTGGAGATAAAACTCTACTTCAAAAAGGTTGGGATATGATAGCTGGAGAGAAAAAACCACCTAGATTGCCCGATAAGCCTGAAAATAGCTATCAAATGCCTGAATATAATTATAATGTATCAGGTGGGAACATACCTTTGAATGAAGATATGTATAGAAAGCTAATTGCAGACCAATATCAATCTAAATTTGGATTGGATGCTGGAGAAGCTCAAAGAAGAGTTGAAGATAGTGGGTTGTTTGGAAGAACAGCCTTTTTAAATAAAATAGAGCCACATCAAAAAAGAATGTCTGAAAAAGTTATGGATGAATTAAGAGGAGTTGATTTTCAAACTCCCGATGATTATAGGAAATTTATGATTGATAGTGGATTGATGAAAATAGTAAATCAATTAGGCCCTTATGCTAAGAACTTAGGACATGCTCCTGACTTGAAATACAATCTTGGTAGAGGCGAGATGGATTTATATGACGATATATACAAATAAGGAGTAGGATATGGCATACGAAACAATAGCAAATGTACCAATGATGGCATCTGACCCTCAAGAAAGAATGCTATACATGCAATTACAAGCTAATGCCAAGAAGAAGTCTAAATTAGCATCTAAATTAAGGGATTATAGGATTAACCCTGGTAAATATGGTAGAGACCAAAGAATGTGGCTTGAACAACAAGCTATGGAAGCTGGATTACCAATGCCTGATACACAAACTAGTGCTATTAAAACTATGGGTAAGGGTTTAGCATCGGCTGCTGATACAGCAATGTTAGGTCTTTTGCCTAATGAGTTATATACTCCATTAAATGAACACGAAAGAATTGCTACTAGTATCGGAGGATTGGCTGGTATGGCTGTTCCTTTTGGAGCTCCATTTAAACTAGCGAAAGGCGCATTTGGTGCAATGGGTGGTGCTATGAAATTAAAGGGTGGCGCTAAAGGTCTTAGTGGCATGTTAAATGCTCCTAGTAAATCTCCAGCATGGAATGCTTTCAGACAAAACTTTGGGTGGCCTTTTAATGTTAAAGGTGCTGGTAACGTATTTAGTAAAAGCAAAGGAATGGTTGGTGTTGCTCCAGAAGAAGCAGGAATAGCTTGGAGATGGATGTCTAAAGACCCTAATGCTATGAAATCTATGAATGAATTTATGAAAAAACAAAGGGCGGCTGGTAGTACTGCTAGTAATGAACGAATAATTGCGAACTGGTTCCACAAACATTCAGGCATTTCAGGGGCGAAAGAAATCCCTAAAAAGAACTTTATACGTGGAATGGAAGAGTTTTTAAAATCTCAAACTATTAGACCTGTAAAAGACGTGTTGATGCTACCTGCCCCTCCTTTACGATTAGGACCTAATATGGCACCTCCACCTATTCCTAGTAGAATACAATTCCCAGGGAGCCACGGACTTTCTAGTCCTCAAACAGCTGCTATCAATACCCAAGGTGGCATGGCTCAAGGTGGTGGCGGTATGGGTCTTTTTGATGGTGTGAGACAACAAACATTACCAGGTTTTTAATGAATGGCAGAAAATATCGAATCTGGAGATAATCTAGAGGAATATAAATTTAAGCCATTATATGGTCCTGATTTAACTAAAAGGTTAATAAAGCAATATCAAGGCAAACCCGCTGCCTTCAATGATAATTTAATATCTCAATTAGAAGAACATGCCACTCATTATGGTATGTGGTTTAATAGAAATCCCGAAGATGATGAAATAAAAATGCTGGATACCATAAAACAAGCTGGTTCTGGTTTCGTTGAAGGATTTACAACTCTAGAGATAGGTGAACAACCTAAGAATCAATGGGAAGGAATAGCTCGTAGCTTAGGTCATCTTGGTGGTTTTGTAGGCTATATACCAGGAGCAGCGGCTGGGAGTAGTATTAAGGTGTTAAAGGCGCTATCTTACCTAAAGGGTAAGTCTGTACCTATGATGGCTGCTAAAGCTGTTACAGAGCCTGTTTCGAAACATGCCGCTAAAGCATTGACAACTGCTATTGGAAAAAGAAGTGATGCAGTTTCTACTGTTGCTAAAATACTATATAATGATACAGCTAGAGATATGGCTGAAGGTGCGTTCCATTTAGGTACTGCATCTGCTGTTTCTTCGTGGACTAAAGGTATAGATGCGATGGTAGACTCATTCGCTCATGGAGCAGTTGCAGGTGGAGCATTTAGAGGTATAGGTAACTTGCTTAAATCTTCTATACCAGGAGAAAATGCTTTAGGTGAGAATGCTTTGGGTTCTATTGCTGGTGCCTTATTTCAAGGCCTTCCAGCCACAATGAGAGGAGCTACAGCTCCTGAGCAGATATATGAATATATGTTAGGTGCTTATTTTGGCTTTAAGGAGTCTCCTTCTGCAAGAAGAACTGCTATGAAGTATAGATATACAGAACTTCAAAAAGAAGTTACTTCATCAAAAATGATGGAAAAATTAGATAAAGACTTAATAGCTAAAGATTGGTCTCCTGAAACTAAAAAAGTTGTAGAGCAGTATGCAAGAGCTTCTATACAGGAATCTCAAGTCGGAGAGATGATAAAACGATTTGGAGAAGATTATCCTTATATAAAAGAGGCTATACAAAAAGGTTATATATCAAAAGAAAAAGTTGACAAATTATTAGATGAGAGGACTGAGGCAAAAGTATTCTCAGACAAAACTCCTGATTTCTATACTATCGATAAAATGACACCTGAATATCTTCAAGCAAACAAAGATAAGGTATTTTTATTTGCAGATGACTTTTTAAAGAGAGAAACAAAAGGAAACTCTGAGGTAAGAAATGAGCCTAATGCATTCGGTATACCAACAAAAAGGTTGCCAGGTGAGAGATTCGAATCTTTCTTTGCAGATGAGGATTTTACTCTTAATAAAAGGATTATTCAAAAAGCAATTGAAAAAATACCCAAAGATAAACCTGTAGTTATTCCATCAGAAGGATTTGGAAACACTCCAAGGTCTCAGCTTTCACAAAGAGCGCCTAGGACATACAAATTTATACAAGATGAAATAGCTAAGCTTCATAAGCCTAAATTGGGAGAAGCAAGGGAAGAAATAGAAAAAGCCCTAGATAGTATTGCTGAAAGAGAAGATACTGGGACTCAAATACAAATAGATGCAATGCCTAGAATAAAGTATTGGGCAGAAGATAATTTAGAATTTTCTTGGACAAGAGAAGACGGGACTATTGATGCTGCTCGTAAAAAAGTTCATATAGAAGATTTGCATCAAAAATTACTAGAAAAAGCAGAGAATTTTAATGATGACGTAAATGAGCTTTCTGATTGGATGAAAAATAGATATGGAGAGCAATTTGACATGTCTAATCCTGATGCTCCAGAGAGAAATTTCTTTAGAAATTACCTAAAAAGGCGTATTGGAGAGAGGAATATGAATGTAGCCTCTCCTTATGTAACCTTTAATTATAAAAAATCAGGTGAATACTATAATTTAGACGGTATAAAAGACATAAAAATAAGCCATTTAGATGCAGAGAGTCCTCAGAATATGGCTGGTGATAGAAAAAGTATTCCTATGGTAAACTTTTATATAGAGGAAGTATATAAAAAGGAAATGAATAATACTGTTGACATAACAGATGCCTCTCAAAGACCTGTTATTAGAATTGATGGGGTAGTTCAAAAGGGTGGAAATGGTATAAATAAAGAAGTTGGAATTTTAGAGTTTAGAGAGAAAATATTCAACGAATTAAAATATGCAAAGGGAGATAAGAAAGCCAGAGAAGAAGCTGATAATGCTTATAATGAATTAATAGGTAGTTTGCACAAAGAAATGCTTGATAAAGGAATGTATTACTTTGGAGGAAAGGCCGATAATGAAGTAATGATATATAATAAATGGCATCCAAGAGCAGAGGTTTTGGGTAATCAAGAAATATCTATAAATAAAGAGCAAATTATTAAAGCTATGAAATTAAATAGGAATCATATAGATACTGATATGCGTGATTTTAGAATAAAATATAGTAAAGTTCTAGGCGGCAATTCAAAAGCGAATGAATTATATAATCGCAGTATGGTTTCCAATGTATTCTACAATTTATCTATGAATGGAATGAAGCCGACTATGGCTAATTATAAAGCAATATCTGGTGAGGGTTTTATTAATGACCCTATATCTCTAAATAAAAGATTACAAGTATGGTTTACAAATGGACATTCTGTTGACCCTGAATATTTAAACACTATTCCTGATGTAATTGATGGCAACTTAAACACAATAATACTTAAAACTACTGATGATATCCCTAAAGGTTTTGGATTAAGAAAGAAACCTTGGGAGTCTAATAAAAACACTGATACTCCTGAGCATTTTGATGGTGGAAGTCCTATGAGAGATGATGTGTTAAAAGCTATAAATAAAGAAGCTGGCCTTCACTTCGCAGATAACGAAAGTGGTCAGAATAAAAACTTTATTATATCAGCGCCAGAAGATGGTCCAGGAGCCTTATTAGGAAAGCATATGCACTTTGATGCTGGTCCTATTCAATCTAAGGCTATGGAAGGCTTAGGATTGCATCATATGCTTCCAACTACATCAGCTAAACAATATGGTACTAGAAAAGGTGTTTTTGGTAAGATGGAAAATGGAGAATTTAAGTTTTGGGATTACGATATAAAAGGTAATCGCTTTGACGTATCTAAAG